GCAAGACCGCTTCGCGCTGGGTGTGCTGAAATCCATTCAGAAATCCGCCGATGCTGCGCCCACCGAGTCGCAGATCGTAGACGAAATTATCGCCAAGCATAATATTATCTACGTCGATCAGGTCGGTTTCTACGAGTGGGACTCCCGCGTGTGGCGGAAAATCTCTGACGGCGTGGTGAAAAACTATGCCGATATCCTGTACGGCAAGCGCTTCGCCACCGCCCAGCGTGTCAGCTCCGTGTGCAATCTCTTGAAATCCCGTTCCATCTGCGATGCGACTTTCGATCGGAACCCTGTGCTGACCTTCCAGAACGGGACTTTGGAAATCGAGACCGGCAGATTCCGAGACTTTTCCGAGGCGGATTACTGTTCCATCTGCATGGACTACGACTATGATCCCAACGCTGCCTGCCCCGTGTGGGAAAACTTCATCGACGATGTAACCGACGAAGAACCCCGCCGAGCAGAAATCTTGCAATTTATCGCCGGGTATGTCCTGTTCCCCGACTGCCGCCATCAGAAGGTGTTTATCCTCGTCGGCTCGGGCGGTAACGGTAAGTCGGTGTACCTGGAGATCATTCAGAAACTTTTCGGCGACCGCAACGTAACCCATGTGGAACCTACCGGCCTGGCCCAGGAGTTCCAGCGTATTCGCATTAAGGACTCCCTGCTGAATATCGGCTCGGATATCAACAGCGATTTCTCCCGCGGCGAGATTCGCGAGTGGCTGCTGAAAGTCGCCGACGGTACATCCGTCCAGGCGTGTTACAAGGGCATGAATCACATCGACTTCATCCCGCGCTGCAAGCTCGTTTACGCCTGTAACGCCATGCCGACGGCTGAGATTATCAACGGCCTTAATCGCCGCCTCCAGTTCGTCGATTTCCCGTGTCGCTATGTGGAAACACCCGACCCCAACGATCCGAAGCAGAAACCGCGGGATATTAACCTGGTGCCGAAACTCACCGCCGAGCTGCCAGGTATTTTCAACTGGTGCTATTCCGGCTATAAACTTCTGAATACCGTCGGCTACTTCACCGATGCGCCCGAGCAGGCCGAGCTTATGCAGCAGTTCGAGACTACCAGCAATCCCGTGATCGTGTTTACGGAGGACTATAACTTCGCCGGTACGATTCCCCGCGACGAAATCTACCGCTGGTATCGTTCCTGGTGCGAGGACACCGGGCATAAATCTCTCTCTCGCGAGAAATTTTTACCCCGTTTCCGCGAGGCCCTGGGCGACCGCATTATCGGCGAACGACGCATCCGACGCGACGGCCAACTCATGCGCGTTTTCGACTTCGCACCTGTTCCAGGTTCGGACGGTTGACTTGGAACACCAGCTTGGAACACACCGCAGCGGCAGGGCAGTTTGTTCCAGGTTGTTCCAGGTTTGTTCCAAGTAAAATTGAGGAACCTGGAACACCGCAAACCCTTGATTTTACTGGCTTTTCCCTTATCTGTTCCAAGTGTTCCAAGTAAAAATAATAAAAAGAGATAGGGTATTAAAAAATAGCTAAAAAACACGTATTTTAATAAAAAATACTCTATAGGCCAGCTCTTAGGCAAAACGCTTGGAACACTTGGAACATGGAGGTGTATCTATGAGAACTTTTGAGGAGTTCCTGTTTTGGTACAAGGAATATAAAGCGAAAAAATGTACCAAGGATTTTGCCCGTCAGATGGTGGGCTTTCATAAAACAACCTGGTACAAACTGTGCCGGGACTATGATAACGGCAAGGACGTTTCAAAATATTTTTAAGGAGGTTTTATCATGGACGAACCGAAAAAGAGAGGCAGGGGCAGACCTCCAAAATACACACCTGATAATCCTAAACCCAAGCGGGACGAGAAGAACCCTCTGGAGGTTATCAGGAAACCCGCTGTAAACTGGCTGCCGAATACGGTCGATATCCCGGAGGGCGATAATAACAAATATACGACTTTTGCACTTGCGATTATGCAGCTCCCGAAAATCGATCTGAAAAATCCCGAACAGGTGCAGCAGCGAGTGTTTGAATACTTCCAGCTCTGCGCGGATTACGATATGAAACCCGGCGTTGCTGCTGTGGCCCTGGCTCTGGGTACAGATCGTCGTAGGCTTTGGGAAATCCATACGAACCAAGACGGCCAGCTCAAGCTCCCCCAGGAGTGCAAGGATATCATTAAGGGCGTGTATAACAGCCTCGATTTCCTCTGGGAGTCTTATATGCAGAACGGCAAAATCAATCCTGTTACCGGCATTTTCCTGGGCAAGAACAATTTCGGGTATAAGGATCAGCAAGAATATGTGCTGACCCCGAATCAGCAAAACAGCGAGGTAAACCCCGAGACTATCGCAGCCAAGTACGACGAGCTGCCGGAATAATTACGACTTTCAGCCTTACGACTTTCGTAGGGCTGATTTTCGTTTTGGGACTTTCACGACTTTTACGACTTTCGAGGATTTATCCGGCCCCGCGAAAACGGACACCATAAAAAAGGTTCAAAAATTTTAAGTATTTTTGACCCGTTTTTTCGCCGGTCAGAGGCCGGTCAGACCGCTCCCTGTAAAATCCTGGAAAAATCCAGGGATCGCAGCAGCTCCGGCCGGACATGATACCGGGCTGCATATGCCCGTAAAACGGCCAGAAACGGCCCAAATTCGGCCGATTATAGCGCGGGAATGTTAACATACCAGGATATGAAAAATCCGCTTAAAACGGCTAAAAATGCGCTTTAAGCGGACTACATAAAAAGCCCGGCCAGGATCACGGCCAGGGTATAAGAAAAAGCCGCCTCCAGGGCGGCCGGGATATAAGAAAAGCCCCCCGGAATTGATCCGGGGGCCGTTGTTTACTTATAGTTTTTTGCAAGGGCAAAAATCACGCCAAAAGGAAAATACAGGATCGCGGCCAGGATGAAAAGCAGCTTTTTCACGCGTTCACCTCCATTCTATTAGTTAACAGAATAGCGGCGCGGATCGCGTCGGCGTAATTATTCCAAATATACCGGGCAACGCGCAACGCGTCCCCCTCCGGGCATTCCGTAGCACGGCCAGCCGTTACGAAATTATAGTTATAGCTCCAGTCGTCAACGCTCCAGCGATATACTTTAATATCGAAAATGTTTTCGAATGCTGCCAGCGTCGCGCGTAATTCGTCGCCGTGATTCGCTGCCAGGTTGAAATTATTATTTTCCCATGCGCGGCGTTGTGCCGCCTCCGGTAATTCGTCGAACGTGTAAACCGTCGTTGTGTATGTTTTCATATTAGCAAGCCCCCGTTCTAATAATTTGATCGAAATAATAGCGCGTGCCGTTTTTGCGGATATAGGCGCGGCCGGTGTAAGTTGTATATACCCGGTGCCGGCGGATTTTTTTGAATCCGTCGCCGAAATGCCAGGCACAAACGGCCGTTTCGCCGTCGCTGCTAATATCCAGGATCGCCAGCCCTCCGAAATTACAAATAGGATATACGCCAACGGGCGCGGCGTTTTCGTACTGTTTATATAGTGGTAACATTTTATTTTTCCTCCGATTACAGATATTTTTTCATGTATGGAATTAGGCCCCGGCGGCCGCCTCCGGCCTTGTATGCCAGGAATAACGCCAGGTTAAACAGAATATAACCGGCGGCCAGGAAAGCCGCTCCAGCGCCGCAAATAAGCGCGAATAATACAAGATCGTACATTATAAGCAGCTCCAATATTCTTCCGCCCATTCATCCAGGGCCGCGGCCGCGTCGTAGCTGATAGGATAGCTGGCCCGATCGCCCCACCAGTAAAGCTCCACTTGTTTTGTGGCCGTGTCAACGTAAATATTGGGGCCGCCGCAAGTTACCATAATTTGAACGGATCGCAATTCTTTATCACTACCGCAACGGTATTCGATATCGAGAATATCTTCCGTCCAATCGTACAAGCCTAATTGTTCCGGTTCGTATTCAGTGATGCAGCCACAAGAACACTTGTAAACCGTGTCGCCGTTTTCGTTCTCTTCTTCTTCTACGTTGCAATGCTGGCCGCATTCCGGGCAACGGTAGATTTCACCGTTTACGTATTCTTCTAATTCTTCCGCGATTCTTTTACACTGTTTCCGGTTCTCCAGGTTAGTTTCTTCTTGTGTCATGTTAGCCAGTGCCATTTTAATTTTCCTCCTTAGTTAATTCTTTAATAAAAGCGCCCAATTCCGAAATTGTCATATCATACAAGGTGTATTGCTGGATATCAAAACCGCGTTCAATCGTTACCAGGTATTTGTTGTATTCCTGGTGCCGGTAGATCGTAACGTTCATTTGCTTTCCCTCCATTTACACACGTTTTCGTGTTCATAATTTTATTATACACGTTTTCGTGTGTATTGCAATAGTTTTTACTATAAAAATATACACAATTTCGTGTGTATTTTATTGTGCGTTTTTACTTAAGAGTTTAAACACAATACCGGCCCGTTTTGATCGCTCCAGGCGCGCCGGAATGGATCGCGGCCAGGGCTGGAGCTGGAGCCGGTGCCGGGCCGGGGCGGGGGATATGCCGCCGCCGGGCCGGCCGGGGTGATGCCTCTCGGCAGAGAAAAAATAAAAAAGGCGATTGACACACACGAAAATGTGTGTTATATTAAGACCAGTCAAACCGAGAGGGGCATACCAATGAATGAAATCGAGATCGTAAAAACACTTGCAAAGAATAAAAAAATGAGCCATGCGGTGCTTGCAGAGAAAATGGGTATGGCAACGCCAACGGGCGTAAGTAATCGTCTGCAAGGCCGAAGCATGACGGTAGAAGTTTTGGTAAAGATGCTTGAGGCTATGGATTGCGAACTTATCATTAAGAACAAGATCGGCGACAAAGAGAGCTGGGTTGTTGTGAACGAAAACCGCAAAGGGGACGATAAGTAATGAGCAGGCGTGTGGGGTATGGCCGTGTCAGCACGAAAGGCCAGGAGCGCGACGGAAACAGTTTAGCGGATCAGCGTAGCAAGCTGGAGGAGGCAGGCTGCGACGAGATCGTACTGGAGGCATACACCGGCACGAAGATGGAGCGTCCGAAGTTCACGAAGCTGCTATCGAAGTTAGAGCCTGGCGACACGCTGATTGTATGTAAGGTAGACCGTTTCGCGAGAACGCTGCGTGAGGGCCTGGAAGTCGTCGAGGATTTAATGCAGCGCGGTATTTCGGTACACATACTGAACCTGGGGTTACTGGAGGACACGCCGAACGGACGGCTGATGCTGCATATGTGGCTGGCGTTTGCACAGTTTGAGCGTGACAGCATCATCGAACGGACGAGCGCTGGTAAGGCGCAGGCGCGGGAGAAGAACCCGGAATATAAGGAAGGTCGTAAGGCGTTAGAAATCCCTGCTGCATTCGGTGATATCTGGGCGCGTGTTACTGCTGGAGAACAGACGGTAACGGCTGCGTGTAAGGAGCTGGGTATCAGCCGCAGCACATGGTATAAGTGGGAGAAGGTAAGCGTATGAAGAAGAAGAACCTGGGGTCGCTGGGATGTTTTGGCCGCGATTTTATATTTCCCGATTGGGGTAATCCTGGCGCTCACGAAGAAATATAAGTAATTTAGCTGCCGAGCTTAAAACGGAGAAAGGTATATGGATATGAAGAAGCTGTTAGTCGGCGTTATGGTAACGCTCATGCTCATGCTTTCGTTCGGTTGCGGTTCGGAGGAGATTACGCCTCCTACGAGTGTGACCCCCGATGTGCAGGGTTCCACCGCGGAACCCACGCCCACGCCCGATTCTGAACCCACTCCTGAACCCGAACCTGAGGCCCAGGATGTGACGATTGAGGAAGTCGAGATTTACAACGAGAATAACATCGTTGTGACGGCGACTAAAATCGAGGAAGATTGGATGGGCTATGGAATTGCCGTAACCGTTAAGAACGGCAGCTCGAAGAACGTTGTTGTCACCACTGATATGCTGTCCGTCAACGGTTACATGATGGACGGCGGCCTGTACTGCGATGTTGCGGCCGGTAAGAACGCCGTGGAATCCATTTCGCTTTATTCCGCTGATCTTAACCGTGCAGGCATTGAAACGATTGCAGATGTTGAGTTTTATCTGAATGTCCTTAACAGCGATACCTTTGAAGCGGTTGATGTTTCCGAACTCATTAAGATTTCCACTTCCGCCGCCGAGGGTTTCGAGCAGCCCGTGGACGATAGTGGTGATGAAATCTATAACGCCAACGATGTAAGAGTTGTCTGCAAGGGCCTCAAGGATGAAATCATCTGGGACGGTGCTGTTGTGTTCTACTTCGAGAACAACAGCGGCAGAAGCATTTCGATTTACTCTGAAAACGTTTCGGTCAACGATTTCATGGCAGAGGTTAGCCTGTGGGAAGATATGCGTCCTGGCACAAAAGCTGTGGACGGTATGTATATGTTTGACCTGGCTTCGTTGGGCATCGAAACCATTGACGATATCCAGAAGATTGAGTTGTCGCTTCACATTGTTGACGAAAGCAATTGGGGAGAAATCGACACCAGCGATCCTATCGTCCTGGAGTTTGCTGCTGAATAATGACCGAACTGATTGACCGCGCCGAGGTGCTGGAAATACTGTTTCCGCTGGGCGTTCCTCCGGCATGGAAATCTGACGAATGGGATTACTGCGTTTCCGCACGTGCGATTTACGATGCCGTGATGAAATGCAAGGTATTCGAGCGCGAAGAAGTGCAGGGAACGCCTATCGAGAGTGTGGATTTCTCGCATAATGCACTCCGAGCGTTCCGCAAAGCGGAGATAACGACTGTGGAAGAAGTTCTGGCTATGAGTCGAAAACGGCTCCTGAGTTTATATCACATCGGGCCGAAAGCGGCTGATAAGATTATCGAAACCCTGGAGCGGCAGGGGTATTATTGTACGAATCTGAAAAAATAACATATTTTGAGCGCCAAAAGAGCGCCTACCTGAAAATGGTGGGCGCTCTTATTTTTTATATCAGGAGGTTTTTCGTGTGGAGATAACGACGATTGAAAGAATCAAGCGATTACCGCAGCAGACAGAGGAATCCTTGCGGGATGCGTTTTCCCTGGCGCGCTGCGTGGAGGATAGAAAGAGTGTCGATCACTATATCCGCTGGGTGCGGAGTGAGGCAAAGAAGATTCGCTCGGCGGATATGTATAACCTGATCCGGGACACGTATTTCTTCGCGGGGCAGTACAACCTTGACGATTTCCTGGTCGGCATGGAGTGGAACCGGGAACCGCAGGCGCGTTTTTGGCTGCCGCGGCGCAAGGTGCTGGAGGGCAAACACGGTATCGCCACGAAGATACAGAACTTCATGGACGACCCGGAGGCGTTGTATCTGGGTTTCAGCCTGCCGCCCGGCACGGGTAAGACTACGCTTATCAAGTTTCTGCTGGCACATATTATCGGCAACGATCCAATGGCAGCGAATATGTACGTTTCTTACTCGGACGGCATGACGAAAATGCTTCTGGACAGCGAGAAATCCATGTTGACCGATGTAAATGAATACTGTTTCCATGAGATTTTCCCTGGTCTGGGTATGCCTGCGATCTCGGCGGAGTATAAGACCCTGAGTTATCGCCGGGCAGGCGATTTTCCGACGCTGGGCTTGATTTCTCTGGGCGGTTCCGTTACCGGTCGTACCCGCGCGAATAAGTACCTTATCACCGACGACCTGGTGAAAAACAAGGAAGAAGCACGCAGCCCGGAGCGGCTGCAAAAGCTGTACGAGGATTACACGGCCACGCTGACAACCCGTATGATTGGTGACAACGTAAAACAGATCATGCTCGGCACCCGCTGGAGTGCATACGACCCGATCGGCCGCATGGAGGCGGAGCATGGCGACGACCCGCGGTACACGTTTATCGCGATCCCGGTATGGGATGAAAACGAGGTCAGCAATTTCGAGTACGACCACCCCGACCGCTACACCACCCAGAAGATTCGGGATATCAAAGCCACCATCGACAGCTCGGATTTCGAGTGTTTGTTCATGCAGCACGGCGTAGAAAAAGAGGGCCTTGCGTTCGCTGCTGACAGCTTGAAATATTACAACGGCGTGCTGCCGGACGGTGAGCCGGACAATATCGTGTTCGTGAACGATGTTGCTTGGGGCGGCGGCGACAGCCTGAGTATGCCTATCGCGTATGTGTACGGAGCAGACGTATATATCCACGATTGGGTTTTTGATAAACGGGACAAGAGCTTCACAAAGCCCAGGGTGATCGCAAAGATTTTGCAGCACAAGATCAAGATGGGCCAGACCGAGGCGAACAACGGTGGCGAAGAATATTCCGACGATGTGTACCGCATCTTGAAACAGGATTACGGTTACAGCATCAACATGAGCCACAAGAAAGCGCCCACCACCATGGCGAAGCTGACGCGCATTGAGCAGCACGCGCCGACGGTGCGTAATTTCTACTTCCGGGACAGCAAGTGCCGTGACGAGGATTATCGCAGGGCTATGTCCGAACTGACGAGTTTTTCGTTCACAGCGAAGAATCTGCACGACGACGCTGCCGATAGTATGGCGATGATGGCTGGGTATATCGCCGAGCGTCCGAAGATCATCACTGGTGGTTATCGTCCTCTGTAAACACAATATATAGTGTTAAAATATATTATTTGACACAATATATTGATAGTTTAAGAGGTATTATTGTAATATAGTATGTGTAAAGGTAGGTGTTTTGTTATGAGCTACGGTCGTCGTAGAATCTTTACCGACGCGACTGAGATTACGGCTGAAAATGTAATTGAAGAAGTGCGTAAAGCGGCTGAGGTTCATGCAAGCAACCGAGCCGAGATCAAGAAATTACACGAATACTATCGAGGCAAAACCGCGATTTTGTCGAAGAAAAAAGAAATCCGGGAGAAAATCAATCACAAGGTCAACGAAAACAGAGCATATGAGGTTGTGAGTTTCCACAAGGGTTACACCTTTGGCGAGGCCATCCAGTATGTGCGGCGCGAGAACGCTGCCTCTGGCCGGGCCGACGACGAAATTGCGGCTGATATTAACGCCCTGAACGGCTATATGTCCGACGCGGACAAGCCCGCCTGCGATAATGAGCTGGCCGAATGGCTGTATGTGGGCGGAACAAGTTACCGTCTGACGCTTGCGAATCCGGCGTGGGAAAAGGAGGGTGACGAGCCTCCCTTCGTGGTATATTCCCTCGATCCCATGCAGAGCTTCGTAATTTACAGCAGTGGCGTGGATAAGCGCCCTCTGGCTGGTGTTCATTACGTGGAGCGGGAGAACAAAGAGAAGGTTTACGGTGTTTATACCGATAACTTCTACTATGAGTTCACTGGGTTCAGTAACAGCATTACGACCAAGGCAAACACCCTTGGTATGATTCCGATTATCGAATACCCTGCGGACACTTCTCGCTTGGGCGTATTTGAGATCGTGCTGCCTCTGCTGGATGCCCTGGACGAGCTGCAAAGCAATCGGATGGACGATGTTGTGCAGTACGTGAACAGCATTTTAGCTATCATCGGCGGCCAGGTTGACGAGGAAACCTACAAGCGAATCAAGGAATGGACAATGCTCTGTCTGCCCGAGGGTGTCGATGCAAAGTACCTCTCGGCCACCATGAATCAGAACGATGTTCAGACCTTGAAGGATGACTTGTATCAATCCATTTTGACGATCTGCGGCGTGCCGAACCGAAACGGCGGTTCCAGCACCAGCGATACCGGCAGTGCCGTTATCATGCGTGATGGCTGGCAGGCTGCCGAAGCGAGAGCAAAAGCTACCGAGCTGGTGTTCAAACGGTCGGAAAAAACCTTCTTGCGGTTGGTTTTGAGAATCCTCCGCGATACGGTGGGAACGAAGCTGCGGCTGACCGATATCGAGACCCACTTCACCCGCCGGAATTACGAAAATATCGCAAGCAAGTCTCAGGTGCTTATCTCCATGCTGGATAACTCGTGGATTCACCCGGAGATTGCCTATGCAAGCTGCGGTATGTTCCCCGACCCGGAGAGTGCTTACTTGCAGGGCAAGGCATGGCACGACGCTAACGAAAAGAAAATGAAGGAGGCAGAGCGCATTGTTGATCCTGGAACAGATTCGCTGCCCCCGGTGCAACAGGAGACTGATGGACTTGAAGGGGCAGGCGCAGATTCGGTGTCCCAAGTGTAAAGCCCTGGTCGAAGTTGACACAGACACCAGGAAGATTTATCTCAGAACAGAGCGCCAGTAATTAGAGCGCCAGCACCCCGCAGATAATGGGGATCGCTGGCGCTTTTTAATTTACCCGGAGAGAACCGGGCAACAAACGCACATCGCGCGGAGAGAACCGCCTTGTTAAACGCAAACACAGGCAGAGAAGCCTTAAATCGCAAAAGGAGAGTTTCTATGAAAATCAACATCGAAAACTACGAGAACATGACCACGGAAGAAAAGCTCGCCGCCCTGGAGGCTTACGAGCCTGATATGTCCGGCCATGTGGCAAAGACCCTCTACGACAAGACCGCTTCTGAACTGGCTGCCGCGAAAAAGGCACTGAAAGAGCGTATGTCTGACGACGAAGCCAAGGCCGCGAAAGAGGCCGAGGAAAAGGCCGCTTTGCTGGAACGCGCAGAAAAGGCTGAATACGCTCTGGCCGTGAACGGCTACGCCAAGGCTTATCTGGCGATGGGCTATGACGAAAAGCTGGCAAACAGCACCGCCGAGGCTCTGGCAAAGGGCGATATGAACACCGTGTTCGCAAATCAGAAAGCACACTCTGATGCTCGGGAAAAGGCTCTCCGGGCCGAACTGCTGAAACAGACTCCTCCTCCTCCCGCCGGTGGCCCTGACTCCGGTATGACGAAGGAGAAGCTGAGAGCTATGTCGGAACGTGAGCGCTATGAGTTTTCTGTGAATCACCCCGAAGAATACAAAAATATTTATGGAGGTAATTAACTATGGCAAACGTTGTTTACGACAACTTCTACCTGTCCAATGAAGTCGAAGATCAGTTCGACTCCCATCTGGATATGATGCGCTTCTGTACCGTGGATAAGACCCTTGAGGGTACCGACGGCATGAAGCGTATGATTAACGTTTACACCGCCACCGACGGCACCGAGAAGCTGGGCGAGGGCGAGGGTAACACCAAGTCCATCGAGGTCGGCTACACCCAGCGTGAGTACGATATCCAGCTCGCTCAGAACCGCTTCGTGTGGAACGACGAGCAGGCTATGAAAGATCCCATGCTGGTGCCTGTCGGCATGAAGCACGCCGGTACCGATATGTTCAACACCGTCAACGGCGATGTGTTCGGCGAGTTCAAGAAGGGTACTCTGACCGTCGAAACTGCCGCTTTCAACTTCGACGCTTTCGCTGACGGCGTTGCCAAGCTGGAACTGCCTGAGAACATGGACGGCGTTGAGGTGTTCGGCTGGGTTAACGCCAAGGCCAAGGCCGAGCTGCGTAAGACCCTGAAGGACGAGCTGAAGTACGTTGAGGCTTTCGCTCGCCACGGCTACATCGGTACCGTTTGCGGTGTCAACCTGTACGACAAGCGCAACGCCGACGACAACGAAATCTGCATCGGCACCCGCAAGGCTGTCACTGCCTTTACCAAGCGTGGCACCAGCGTCGAGCTGATTACCGAGGGCACCCGTTCTGCCGACGATGCCAACGTCCGTAAGAACACTGCTTTCTCCCGCAAGTATTACGTTGTCGCTCTGACCGACGAAACCCAGGTCTGCCGCATCGTTAAGACCGCCTAAATCAGACTGGAGGTAAGCACACATGACTGATGTAGAAAAGCTCTCTCGGCTGGCCGTGCTTATCTCGCCTGATACCGCGAACCAGGACTTGCTCAATCATCTTCTGGAGCAGGCCGGAGGGATCGTGCTGAATAGGCGCTATCCCTTCGGCGTGCCGGATGGCACCACTGTTCCGGTGGCCTATGAGCATATCCAGTTGCAGATCGCCGTGGAGCTGTTTTCCAAGATGGGTGCCGAGGGACAGACCGCGCACAACGAAAACGGTGTGAACCGTACCTATGAAGCCGCCGATGTGAGTCCTTCTCTTTTGAAGCGCATCGTACCGCTGATCGGGAGCGTGATGTGATGCGGAGCCTGAACAGAAACAAGCGCCGAATCTACTATGCCTTGAAGGTGGATGAAACCGCTAATAAGGACGAGTACGGGAATGAAACCGGCGAAGTTACACCGGTTTACGGCGATGCCGTGGCGCTGGATGTGAACATTTCCGCTGCGACGGGAGAAGATGCTGTACAGGCGTTCGGCAGCTTCACCGGATATAGTCGGACAATGTGCATCGCCGATAACGCCTGTCCCATCGAGGAGGACAGCATCGTATGGTTCGGCATCGAACCGTTCGAGTCGCACAATTACATCGTCGTCCGCAAGGCCGACAGTAAAAATGGCATCTTGTTTGCCCTCCAGGAAGTGACCGTGGCATGAAAATCGTTATTGATCCGTTTGATAAGAAGTCTATCGACGCAGCGATCAAGAAAGTCAAGCAGTACGAAAAAGATTTCCAGGCAAAGGAAATCGAGTTCGTCCGGCGGCTGAAAGAGATCGGCGTATCGGTGGCAAAGACCGGCTTTGCGCTGGCCGATTATGACGGCGTGAACGATGTTCTGATCGCGGAAACGCAGAACGGCACCAGGGCAGTGGTTATTGCCTATGGCGAGACCGTAGGTTTCATTGAGTTTGGTACGGGCGTGAAGTTCCAGGAATACGATTCTTCCAGTACGGAGTATACGCCGCCCAAGCACGGAACCTACGGCAAGGGCAAAGGCAAGAATCCCCACGGCTGGTTTTTTAACCAGGGCGATGGCGCTGCTGCCCGGCACACCTACGGTAATCCCCCGGCAGAGGCTATGCTGGCTGCCAGGGATGAAATGATCCAGCGCGTGACAGAAATTGCAAGGGAGGTATGGAAGTAATGTTGGATTTTCTGAACGAAATCTTCACCACCGTTGCAACCGCTGTCCGCGCGGCTCATTCCACGGCTACGGTAACAGGCGAGTACACCCGCAAGCCCTCGAAGTTCCCGGCGGTGACGCTGGACGAAACTGCGAACGTTGCGGTGGGGGAGTTGGAGGATTCCTCGCAAGAGGAACGCTATTCCGCTCTGACCTATCGGCTGCAAGTCTTTTCCAACAAGACCAGCGGCAAGAAAGCCGAGGCGAGAGCGATCTTTGCCACGGCGGACGAGGCGATGCGAAACTTAGGATTTCGGCGCATCACCTACACCACCACCCCAGAAATCTATGAATCTACGATCTACTCCATCACGGCCACCTATGAAGCGGTGATCGACTCGAATGGAGTTACCTACAAACGTTAAAAGGAGGATGTACAATGGCTATTTCCAGCTTTAATACCGTACTCAAGTATGGCTCTACCAGCCCTACCACTTCGGTTACTATCAAGGATTTCCCCTCCCTGCTGGGCCAGCGAAGCTCCCTGGAAACCACCACCCTGAGTGATGATGCCCAGACCTTCATTCCTGGCATCCGCCAGCAGAGCGAGAGTTTCCCCTTCCTGGCGAACTATGATCCCGCCGTGTATGCGGCTATCAACGAACTGGACGCTGTGCAGAAGTGCGCTCTGATCTACTCCGATGGTTCCGGCTACACCTGGGACGGCTATATCTCCGCCAGCGTGAACGAGGGCAGCGTTGACTCCGTTGTGGAAATGACTATTTCCATTACGCCCACCACTGTTCCTGTCTGGGCCGAGAAGGTCGCTACCACCTAACAGCAGCAGAAATAGGGCGGCGTAAAAACCCGCCCTTATTTCAAATAACAACAAATAAATCTTAAAGGAGAGTACGTATGAGTACCAAGATCAATGTCACCTATAAGAACAAGGAATACGTTCTGGAGTTCAACCGCGCTGCCGCGCAGCAGATCGAGTCCCAGGGTTTCATTCTGGAACAGGTCGAAGATAAGCCCAGTATTATGATCCCTCTGCTGGTGTACGGCGCTTTTATGAAGCATAACCGTGGCATCAAGCGCGCCCTGGTCGATGAAATCTACGAGAATATCGTCGGCAAGATGGGTAAGGACGGCGAGGAAGGTTTTATCGCTGTTCTGTGTGAAATGTACGCCGAGACCGTTAACACTCTGATGGACGACAAGAACGGCGACGAGGGAAACGCGGCAACCTGGACGGTGACGAGGGGCTAACCTCCCAGAGTTTTTCGGAGATATTCAAGCAGCTTTGCCCCCACTATATGTCGATCGGTATGTCCTACCGTGATTTCTGGCACGGCGATGTCAGCATGGTAGAGGCATACCGAAAGGCAGATGAGCTGCGAGAAAAACGGCGAAATCAGGAGTTGTGGTTACAGGGTATGTACTTCTACGAGGCACTGTGCGATGCTTCGCCCCTGTTCCGTTTCTCTATGAAGAAGGGTACAGTCAAGCCCGAGCCGTATGCAAAGGAACCGTACCCGATCACTGCTGCCGAGGCAAGAGAGCGCCAAGAGCGCGAGGCGCGGGAAAAGGAACTGCGGTTCAAAGCGGAGTTCGCTGCGTTTGCAGAGCGTATGCGAACACAGATGCCCAGAGAGGCACACCCTGAGATAAAGGGGTGATAACGAATGAGTACAACCATTGATTCTCTGCAAATCGAAATCCAGAGCAGTTCTACAAATGCCTCGCAGGGTATCAAAGACCTTGCCGGTGCGCTGGAACAGCTCAAGAAAAACGGCACGATCAACGTTGCCATTAAAAATCTGCAAAGCCTTTCTACTGAACTCAGAGGGTTCGGCGACGCTTCTCATGCCAGCCGGTCGATCGGCAAGCTGGCCGGTTCTCTGGAGCGGCTGAAAGGGATCGGCTCTGTCAAGCCGATTGCCAACAGCATTACCAAGCTGGGCGAAGCGCTTCGCGGCATGGACAACATCAACATTGACAATGTTGCTCCGAAGCTGGCGCGGATCGCCGAGGCAGTAAAGCCCCTGAGCGCGGTAAAGTCTGGTGGTATTGGCACTATGGTAAACGGCCTTGCGAAGCTGGATAAGGTCACGCAAAGCCTGGACGATACCACCATCGCCCGTTTCGCCGAGAGAGTGCAAAAACTGAATACCGTTCTGGAGCCGCTGTCTGCGAAAATGACGACCATTAAGGCGGGTCTCAGTGGTATCAATTCCAAGGCCCGGAGCGCTGGCAACGGCATTAAGCAGATGGGCAACGATGTTGATGGAGCTTCGATCAACTTTGCCAGCTTTATTTATACGCTCCAAGAGGCGGTTCAGTGGGTACAGAAAGCGGTTCAGATGTTTTCTGACCTTATCGCCGAGGCAATCGAATGGGACGGTATTTCCGCCCGTTTCGGTAGAGGCTTCGGCCCCCAGGCCCAGGAAACCTACGACTGGATTAAGCGGCTAAACGAGGAAATGGGCATAAACATTCAGCAGTTTATGAAATACTCTTCGGTTTACGCTACCATGTTGACCGGCTTCGGCGTTGCAAACGAGGATGCTGGTAAGATGGCGCTGGGTTATACCGAGCTGACATACGATATCTGGGCTGGCTATAACGATATCTACAAGACCTTCGACGAGGCTGCCGAGGCAGTCAAGTCGGCTATTGCCGGTGAAGTTGAGCCTGTCCGTCGAGCCGGTTTCACCATTGTAGAATCCACGCTGGAACAGACCGCCGCAAACCACGGCCTGAGTGTCAGTCTGGAAAAGGCCACTGAGGAGCAGAAGTCCTATCTTCGTTATCTGACGATGGTAGATCAGGCATACGCCCAGGGCCTTGTCGGCACCTATGCCAAAGAACTGAGTACCGCAGAAGGTCTTACCCGTACTTTCTCCCAGCAGCTAAAATCGCTGGTGCAGGCGTTCGGCTCTCTGTTCCTCCCGATCCTGGTTCGGGTCATGCCGTATCTGCAAGCCTTTGTGGAACTGCTGACTGATGCCGTCCGTGCAGTTGCCGGATTCTTCGGCATCCAGATTCAGGAGGTCGATTGGGGCGGTTATAACTCGGGTATCGGCAGCGCGGTAGAGAATACCGACGCTTTAACCGAAGGGGCCGCAGATGCCACCAAGGCGCTTAAGGAAATGAAAAATGCCACCCTTGGCATTGACGAGCTGAATATCATTAGTCCTCCCAGCAGCTCCAGCGGTTCCGACACCGGAAACGGCGCTGGTGGGTCTGGCTTCGATGGCCTGGATGTTGGCTCCCTGTGGGACGAATCAATCTTCGACAGCATCCAGACCCAGGTAGACGAACTCAAGCAGAAAGTCAAGGATTTTCTTCCTGTGATCGGCGGCATCGCCGCTGCGTTTGCTGGCTGGTCTATCATGCACCTTTTGGATGATCTGGATGTGGCAGACGGCAAACTCGGCAAAATGAAGGGAACTGTCGAAGGTCTGGGCAAAGGCATCGCGGTTGCCGGTATCAGTATTGCGGTTGGCGCTCTCGTTTGGGATTTCACCGGCGCATATCTGGAAAGCGGCAGCATGGGCGATCTTGCAAAGATACTCGGCACTACCGTTCTCGGCACTGCCGTTGCTGCTTGGCTGGCTGGCCCTGTGGGTGCAGGCTTCGTCCTGGCGACTTCCGGCATTGTGTCCCTGGCGCGGCTGGGCATCGAACTTAAGGAAGGTTCGGTTTCCATCACCGATCCGCAGGCGCTTATGACCGCAGTTCTCGGTGCGGTTGAAACCATCCTGGGCGGCGCGGTTCTGATCGACGCGCTCAAGGGTGGCAAGGGCATGGCCGCCATCGGAACCGCAATCAAGAGCGGTCTGGAAACCGTCGCTATCAAAGGTCTGTATGCCATGGATGGCGCGAAAGCGTTTCTTGCACCTCTGACGACAAAGATTACCGGCGCTTTAAGCGGTGTCGGTACGGCTCTGGCTGGCGTATCCGGCTGGGCGATTGCAGCCGTTGTCGCTATTGCGGCAGCGCTGACCCTGGCAATCGTGGACTACGATTTCACCGAGATTGGCTATAAAATCGGCAGCGCGTTAGGCAAGGCCCTCGGAGCTGTCGGCCAGTGGTTTGTCGATGTGGGTAAGGCCATTAAGACGGGCATCGGTAAGGCGTTCGATTGGGTATCGGAGAACTTCGAGATCGAGGATGTTTTCGATCTTATCAATCTGATATTCAATCCTGTTTCCTGGGTTACAAAAATCCTTCCCAAAATGATCGAGATTGGTGCAGAAATCCTCCCCGGCATTTGGCAGGGCATCAAGGATGGCTGGAATAATTTCTGGGGCAACATCGGCGAGTTCATCGACGGTTTTGTTCAGGGCTGGAAGGATGCGCTGGAAATCCATTCTCCGTCCAAGGTCTTTATCGAAATCGGTAAGGAAATCATCGCCGGTCTGTTGCAGCCGTTCGATCTGGATGCGATCAAGAAACGTCTTTCTGATATGTGGAGCGAGGCGAAGAATTGGTGGGACAAGAAGAAGGGTAAGTTGAAAGAATACACCCCGGAAATCGGCTCCATCTTCGCCAAGGTAAAATCTCGCTGGGAAGAAGCGCGTAAGTGGTACGACAGTAAAAAAACCAAGCTCAAGGAATACACGCCCACTATCGGCTCTATCGTTGAAAAGGTTCGTGATCGCTGGAGTGACGCTCTTTCTTGGTATCACAACAAGAAAGGCAAAATGAAGGAATATACGCCGACCATCGGTTCTATCTATGCAAAGGTGAAGGAACGCTGGAACGATGCTAAGACCTGGTGGGACAAAAACAAGCCTGCGGCTAAAACCTACACGCCCGAAATTGGCAATATCAAGGATAAGCTGGTTAGTGCCTGGAACACCGCGAAAACCTGGTGGAATAAGAACGTAAAGCTCTCGATTCCTTCCTTGAGTTTCAAGGTTACTTACTCCAAGCCCTCCGGCAAGATTAAGCGAGCGATTGTCGATGCACTCGGTCTGGATGGCTGGCCCAAGCTGTCTTTCGCCGCAAACGGCGGTATGTTTGACATGGGTAGCTTGATCTGGGCTGGTGAGGCCGGAGCTGAGGTTGTCGCCAATGCTGGCGGCGGCAAGACCGGCGTTATGAACATCCAGCAGATGCACGATGCCATGTACGAAGCCGTCTACGCTGCTGTGATCGCTGCAAATCGCGGAGGTGGTGCAGGCGCAGGCGTACAGGCAGTCAATGTGTACCTTGACGGCAAGCAGATCGCCGCCACGGTGGATAAGCGCAATAAAGAGCGCGGAGCATCCATCATGGGCAACGAAGTTTACAGTTACTAAGAGCGCCGCAGAGCGCCATATTTTAAGGAGGTGTGGCAGTTGGAGCCTTTGGTAACGGTGGGAGGTTTTGCGTTTCCTGAACCGGCAACCTATGATGCAACAACGAGTACCATCGTGGATGCAGGCCGAAATGTCAGCGGCGTAACCGTTGGCTCTGTCGTCCGCCACGATGTAGCAAAGATCGAACTGACCTGGCGCTATCTGACGGCCGATCAGTGGGCGGCGATTCTGTCGTGCTTTACGGAAACCTTCTATAATAACGTGAAGTTCTTAAACCAGGCAACAAACGCCTATACCACCCGGACGATGTACGTTTCCGACCGCTCTGCCGGTATGTGGCGCAGAGACCCCGACAGCGGCAAGGTGATGGGCTGGACAAACTGCTCGCTCAGTTTGGTGGAGAGGTGATCTTATGATTAGTGTTTCTCCCGCATGGCAGACCGCGCAACTGGATCACCTTGCACCGGAGGGGTTTGTCGAAATCTCGTTCGCTGGCAGCACGTTCTCGAAGAACGACTTACTCAGCTTCACGCACACGCAGGCCGGATGTATGAACAGCGGCGAACTCCCGAAAAACAGCATCGAGTTTACGCTGGACAATTCCGACGACCGCTGGAACCCTAACAATCCGGACGGTATCGGGCAGTATCTTTCAGAGCGGCAAAAGCTGATCGTCCGATACGGTTTTGATATTAACGGCACGATCGAATGGATCAACGCCGGAACGTTTTTCTTATCCGAATGGCGCACTCCCGCAAACGGCTTCGAGGCCACTTTCGTTGCGCGGGATGTGCTGGAATATATGCTGGAGGAGCCGTATACCGGCATCACCAGCGGTACGCTTCGAGAGATCGCTGCTGCTGCGCTGGAGCAGGCGAACACGCCCGACGGTGTTGCATTTGACATTGACCCTCGCCTGGACAATTATACGATCTCTTTTGAAAACATCGGCTATAAAATCGCCGAGATTTTACAGATGTGTGCAAATGCCGCGATGTGCGTAATGTACCAGGACAGGGACGGCGTGTTTCGGATCACCAGCGCAGCCCAGGTGTTCAGCGGATATAACATCACGCCAAACTTTTCTTATACGCACCCAGAGTTTGAACTGTCCAAGCCGTTGAAAGCCGTTAAGGTGGCCTACGGCGACGGGCTGCAATACACCATGGAATCGGGCGGCACTGGCGAAACCCAGACCGTAAACAATCCTATGATCGGTACCATCGACCAAGCAAGTTCTGTGGCGCGGTGGGTAGAGGGTACGCTGAAAAGCCGCAAAAATCTGAGCGGTGATTTTCGCGCCGACCCTCGGCTGGATGTGTTCGACAAGGTGAAAGTGGAAAGCAAATACGGCGTAATCAACGCCGTCGTTATTACCGAGATCAAGTACAGCTTCGCCGGTTCGTTCCGGGCAACCTATAAAGGAAGAATTACCGGCTTCGACCCTGTGTATGCCGGTTACTGCGGAGAACTCTTTGCAGGGGAGGTAACATAAATGGCAATTCAATGGGTAGATCGCGTCGCCACACATCCGGGACGCATCAAACTGACACCCGAAAACGGCGATCCCGCTTTTTATGCAACGATGGAGCGTGCAGACGATCCCACTGTTTTGGGTACACCGATCAATGCGGAAAATCTGAACGCCGCACAAAACACGCTGAACTTCACCAGCGATACCAGCATTACCACCTATAAAAAGGTGTTTGTTGCCACCAACGGCAACGATAGCAACGGCGGTGAATCCACCGCGGCTCCACTGGCTACCATCAAAGCTGCCATCCGCAAGTACGCTTATTGGCACAAAATGTTGGAGATTTGCCTGGTGGACGGTGTTTACACCGAAAACCTGGGAACGATCGCGCTGGATCAGTGCAGTCTTATCATTCGCAGCAACAGCGGAGATAAGGAAAACGTAGCGCTCAACCTTTCGACCACGACCGAAATCAGCATCCCGCAGTTCCGTTTATACAACCTTACGTTGAACATGACCGTGAACAATACGCGGCTGCTTTCGATCAACCCCGGTATGATGTACGCCGAAAGCGTTCGTTTTAACGCCCCAGAGGGAACTGATACGCCGCTGATAAACGTTTATAACGGTTCCTCGGCGTTCCTGTCGAACTGTATCTTTAACGGCAGTACCGCCGCCGATGTGGCATCGGTATACGGTAACAACGCCCAGCTTATCAGAGCTTTAAGCTGTACCAGCGAGCGGACGGTGGGTATTGCGTTCTATGCCAATCTGGGTACGACCATCGAATATACGCCCACTGTCACAGCACTTACGATGGTAAAGGAATCCAGCACCAGCAAGTGTATTCTGTTGGGTAAGCTGATGAACAGCGGCTCTCTGAGCGGACAGTACCGTTCGCCGGAGGGGATGTTGATCCAATGGGGAACTGTGACGATCACGCCCTCTGCGGCAGATACACCTACCACGGCGATTGTTGAGTTCCCGTATGAGTTTGCCGAAACGCCGGTTGTTACGGCTACCGTAGCGACCACGGCCCCGCAGTTCGTATCGGTGTCGCTCATGCGCGGCGGTACGGGCGTATCGAACAACAAAAAGCAGACGGCAATCATTATCACGCGAAACGGTGTTTCCGCCACCGGCGTTAACTGGATCGCGGTAGGCAGGGAGGCGAAATAAAATGCGGTATATCGCAGATACATCCGGCTATGTAAAAAATATTAGCTTTGGCGCGCTGATTACCTGCGGCGGCGTGGAATGTACCGAGTACGAGGGAGTTGTCCCGGAGGGCTACGACAGCCTGGAGGAATGGTTTCTCGCCGAGTGCGAAACTCTGTACCGCTGGAAGATCGTTAACGGGAATCTGACCCTTGACGACGAAGCGGCGGCTCCCGCCCCCGATGCAAAGTATGTCGTTACCACCGCCACCATCGGCACGACCTGGACGGGTACTGCCGTCCCGTATACGCAGAGCCTCGCTATCGGTTGCGTGAGAGCGAATAGCATTGTGGAAATCTCGCTGCCTGCTACTGCCACCGTTGAACAGGTTGAGGCGTTCCAGGCGTTGAATCTCCAGGACGGCGGCCAGGCTGACGGTTCGATCACACTTCGGGCGTTTGGCGATGAAAACACCATCGAGATTCCCGTAAACGTGGTGATCCTCGGTTGCGCTGGAGCAAGTGCTGGCGGTTCGTTGGGCGTGAGCTTTGACGGCAGCACATTGACACTCTTATAAAAGGGAGGCGACAAGTAATGCCTATTCATTTCAAAGGCTCTGGCGGTTCCCAGAAGGTGCCGGAGATCAGCGTAAACAGTTCTGGCCTTATCACGGCAACGGCGGGAAAGAAAAGCGCGACAAAGCAGCTTAGTTCCAGCATGGATGCAGATTTCTTGGCAAGCAATATCAAAAGCGGTGTGAACATTTTTGGCGTTGACGGAACAATGATCCAGTATGATAGTGACATTTTTACCGATTGTGTATCTGGTGACGGTTACATCGAGTTCACTGTGACTGATTATTTTGGAGAGTGGCCGAGCGGAAACACAGTAATGATTAGAACGTGCTGGGTGGATATTATTATCGCCAGCCAGTATAACAGTTGGGACAAAAGATTTGTTTTTATGGTAAGCGATCTATCCACAGACGGGGCAAATGGTTGGGGGCAATTGCTTCAACTTGATTCTGGCTTGAACGAAGTGGAATATGATAGGGCCACCGTTACCAGAAACTCCGGCACAATTACACTACGCATTGAAAGTGACGAAGCGTTTGGCGGACTGGGTTCTGATAGTTCCGATGATTCTTATGTTTACTCTGTTCGTGGTGCTTGCTCGTTTAGATTTTGATACGGGATGGTGCCAACATGAGCGAAGCCATGAAACAGAAACATTCACGATAAAGAGGTGATAACGTGGCACAAGATTTGGTTATCAACGGCAAGACCTTTGAAGATGTAAAACAGCTTGCCGCCAAAAACGCCAACGGCGAAACCGTAATCTATTCCGAGTCGGACGGTGGCGGTTCCGGCCTGCTGCAAAGCAAGTCCGTCCAACCGGGCAAAGACCAGCAGATCGTAACCCCCGACACAGGGTACTATGGTTTGGAGTCCGTCACTGTGACGGGCGATGAAAACCTGTCGGCTGAAAACATTAAGGCTGGCGTGAACATTTTCGGCGTGAGCGGCAACTACGAGAGCGAAGGAGCTTCTGGCGAGCAGGCCACGCCGGAGATCAACGTAAGTGGCAGCGGTCTTATCACCGCAACAGCGGGAGATAAGAGCGCCACAAAACAGCTCGATACTGTGGCTGGCAAGACTGTCACGCCCGGTACCGAAGATCAGACGGTCGTCCCCGCCGAACGCTTTACCACCGGCGATGTGATCGTCAAGGGCGATGCAAACCTCGTACCTTCCAACATCGCAAAGGATGTAACCATTTTCGGTGTGACGGGCGAGCATGAGGGCGAAGGTGGCGGCGAACAGGCAACTCCTGAAATCTCCGTGGATGAAAACGGTCTGATCACTGCCACCGCCGGAGATAAGACGGCAACCGAACAGTTACCCACCCAGAGCGGCAAGACCATCACACCCGGTGCAACAGAGCAGATCGCCGTTGCGGCTGGCAAGTATGTCACCGGGGATGTGATTGTGGCGGCGGTGGAGAATACGGGTGGCGGTGGTGAACAAGGCAGCGCCATCATCATTGATGGGCCGAATGTCACCATGTCTGGGGAGACATCAATAAGCGTAAAAACCCCAATTTTTGAATATCAAGTGGTTCCGGTTGAAGGCGCAACCTATGGCTTTGCCTTAAACGATTCGGGCTATTATGAAAGCCAAAACAAGGGCAAAGCAAACAGCTATGCAATGTGCAAAGTTGTATTCAACTCAAACTATTATAAAGTTGTCAGACTTTTGTGCATTAACTATGCACAAAAGGGCTATGACTTCGGCCTTATTTCCAATGTGGACACCATGCTTTCAATGGATAATGTGGAGGATAGCGATGGAGTTTTCAAAAGTTTTGTAAGCACAAACAGCTCCGGTACCAATACTTTATCAATCACGATTCCAGCAGGAGAGCACTTTATCTGCATTAAGTTCATCAAAAACGGCAGCACAAACAGCAACAACGACTCGCTGCAATTTATGGTGACATACTAAAAGGGGTGAAAATATGTTTACGAATAACTACATCGCCTTTCGGCATAATATGTTTTTTGGTTTTTCCGGTTCAAGCGCAATAAATTACGGCGGCACCACAGTGAGCTACAAAAAAATGACCAATCCAGTGGGAAGTTCCGTCACTTTTTACGCTGATGACGATGTTGTGGAATGTGATATTGGCAATAGCATGGGAGCACAAATTTCAAATCCTGTGGAAGGGCTTGCGACTTCTTTTAGCGCCACAAAAAAAGGCGTTTATTTTGGATCCGGCACAACACCCGCAACAAGGGAGGACTACAATCTTGAAGCGACCATTTCCAGCGGTTTAACCGTTGCAAGCGGATGTGGTTTTTTCGAAAACGATGGAAACGGGAAATACAGCTTTTATCGTGATTATGTTTTAACAAATACAACCGAAGAAAGCATAACCGTTTCCGAAATCGGATGCTTTACTCCTGTTAGAATAAACAGCAGCTCCAGCGCTCAATGGTGGCCGATCTTGATGGAAAGAACGGTATTTCCTGAACCTGTTATCATCCAGCCCAACGAAAGCAAACTGATCACCTACAAGTTTGTATTCAACCAAATGGAAGCCTAACCATGCAACTGGAACTGACGAGCCGAGAAGCAAGCTAACGGCGTAAACAAAAAAGGAGGTCAAACCATGCGTAAGATCATCGCAGCGGCCCTGTTGTTTTGTCTGATTATCACGCCCTGTCATGCGTTGACCTTCTTTAAGGCCGACTATGACGACGACACCTTCACCGCC